AACTATCCCAACCCCTACCTGTATCACCTACTACAGATACAACAATATTAATTAATTTAGACAGATAATGTTAACATTACCAACTTGGGTTTACAATAGTAAGCCCATCACTAACCTCAACGATTTTCCTAAAGATACATTTGGATTTATTTATATAGTTAAAAATACTGATACTAATAAATCTTATATAGGTAAAAAAGTATTATACCATAATAAAAAAGTAAAATTAGGTAAAAAAGAAGTAGCCGAACTAACTGGTGTTGGCCGCAAACCAACTACTAAAATAGTAACTAAAGAATCAGATTGGGAAACATATTACGGCTCTAATAAAGAAGTAATGCAATTAATTAAAGATGGTAAACAAGATTTATTTACTCGTACTATAATTAAATTAGCACCTAACAAAAAATTACTAACTTACTACGAAACACAAGCCCTATTCACCTATAAAGTATTAGAACATCCAGAGTCATTTTATAATGATAATATATTAGGCAAGTTCTTTACTAAGGACTTCACATTATAGTTTGGCTTTTTAACCTATCTTACGTATAATATGAGGTATGGTAAATCAACTCCTTATAAATGTAGTAAATTCTGTATTAGGTATTGGTAAACAAACGTCAAAAGGTAATCATGCCTATCACTGTCCGTTTTGTAATCACCATAAACCTAAGTTAGAAATCAATTTTACTGAATCCGATAAAGGTGACAACCCATGGCATTGTTGGACTTGCAATAAAAAAGGTAAGTCCTTAATTAATTTGTTTAAAGCAATACATGCCGACCCCGATAAAATTAATGAGTTAAGACCATTAGTTAAATACACTTCAGGTGAAAAAATAGTACAAACTACAACTATTTTAAAATTACCTCAAGAATTTAAACTATTAGTTAATATATCTGATAGTAATATCATAGGTAAACATGCTTTAAATTATATTAAAAAACGAGGTATAACAGAAGACGATATATTAAAATATAATATAGGTTATTGTGAGGGTGGTAAATTTAATAAAATGATTATTTTACCATCATATGATGCTACAGGTAAATTAAATTACTTTACTGCTCGTAACTTTGATAAAACATCAAGCCTTAAATATAAGAATCCAGATGTGTCACGTAACGTTATACCATTCGAACTGTTTATAAACTGGAATACACCGATTATACTGTGCGAAGGAATGTTTGACGCCATTGCTATTAAACGAAATGTTATACCGTTATTAGGCAAGAATATACAGTCTACGTTGATGTTAAAGCTAGTAGCATCATCTGTTAAGAAAATTTACGTAGCTTTAGATAAAGACGCATTAAGAGAAGCATTACACTTTTGTGAACAATTAATAAATGAAGGCAAAGAAGTATATTTAGTAGATTTAGATGGTAAAGATCCAAGTGAATTAGGATTTAGACATTTTACTGAATTGATACAGAACACCTATCCCCTAACCTTTTCAGGCTTGCTTGAAAAAAAATTATCATTATGATAGAAAAAAATGTAAACATTAACAAAAAACACGTTAAACGTATTTTAGAAGCGGATGTAGATTCTAAACGAGTTAATATATTAGACAGTAGATTCTATAGTAGAAATGGAAATTATTACCCATCTGTTACTAATATATTACAATTTATGCCAAAAAACAAATATTTTGAAAATTGGCTTAAAGATGTAGGACATAACGCAGATATTATTGCTCGTAGAGCAGCTGAAGAAGGTACTCAAGTACATGACGCTGCTGAAAGATATCTTAAAGGTGAAAAACTACAATGGTTTGATGAGAATGGAACATCTATTTATTCATTAGATGTATGGAAAATGATTTTAAAATTCCATGATTTTTGGAATACTTACAAACCAACTCTAGTAGAAAGTGAAATCCATTTATTTTCAGATCAATTCATATATGCTGGTACTTGCGATTTAGTACTTGAAATTAATGGTGAAAAATGGATGGTAGATATTAAAACATCAAAATCATTACATACAAGTCAAGAATTACAATTAGCTGCTTACTCACAAGCATGGAATGAAAACTTTGAAGAGAAAATTCAACGTGCGGGTATATTGTGGTTAAAATCAGCTAAACACGGTCCTGATAAAAATAATAAAAAAATTCAAGGTAAAGGTTGGGAATTAGCAGAATCTGAACGTAGTATTGAAGATAATTTAACATTATTTCATTCAATTCATAATCTATTTAAATTAGAAAATCCAAACCCACGTCCATCATCTGAACAGTATCCTACAGAAATTCAAATAGGAGTATAAGTATTAATATTTATATATAAACATTAAGATGATTTCTTTAATTGAGCTTTTAAAATCAATAACTTTAGAAGGTGGCAACGTATTTGGCACCACCTCTAGTATCAAAAAAGAATACATCCAGCCAACTCTTAAAAATTTTACTGCTGAATTAAATAAAGTATACCCAAAAGTAAAATTTAACTTTAATACTTTAGGTTCAGTTGGTAAAAAAGATGAATCTGGTGATATTGATTTAGGTATGAGTATTGACCAATTTATGGATAAAGATGGTAATCCATTATTATCTAATTGGAATATTGATAAAGCTGAATTTAATGCTCTATATGAAAAAATTAGAAAACGTTCACGCTCAGCTTCAGAAACTCAAAGTAAATTAAGAGCTATGCTAGAATTAATAGCTAGTAATCTTGAAGAAAAATCAGAATATATAGATACTGATTTAAAAGCAGCGGGTAATGGCTCAATATTTTGTAATTTTCCTCAATATAATGAAAAAGGAGAAATGCTTAATGATAAATCAGTACAAATAGATATTAATGTAGGTAATTTAGATTGGTTAAATTTTAGTTACTATTCAAATACTTATAAAGATAATGTAAAAGGTTTACATAGAACCCAATTAATGGTAGCTATGTTCCAAGCATTAAATAAAACTTTTAGTCATGGTACTGGTGTTAAAGATAAAGAAACAGGAGATATAGTAGCAACTAATCCTCAAGAAGCATTAGCTGTATTGAACCAAGGATTTAAACTTGATTTATCTCAAGATGTATTAAATGATTATTTTGAGTTAATGGATGTTTTAAAGAAAAAACTACCTAAAGAAAAATTAAATCAAGTATTAGATATATATCTAAGAATATTAGACTCAACTAGAGCTGATATTCCATTAGATCTTCAAGAATATTGGATTGCTAATCAAAGTCGTTTAGGTCTTAAAGGTAAATTTTTACCAGATGATTCTAGTTTAATTAAATATAAAGTAGCATAATGTCAGGTTCAGCAGGTGGAAATAGAATATCTAGAGCAGCAGTAGAAAAAACTGTTCAAGATTATATAGACAAAGTATTATCTAAATTCCCTGGATTTAAGGACGCTAAGGCAACTGGTTCTTATAACACAGGAACTAAACAAGACTTTGGTGACATTGATTTAATTGTTCATTTAGATAGTAAAGATAAAAAATTAGTTAAACAAGATTTAGCTAAATATTTTGCTTCTCTCCCCGATTCAGTTATTGTACCTTTTAAAAGTGATAAATATAAAGGAAAAAAATCACTTAGTAGTGGTGAATTAGTAACTGTATTATATCCTATAAGCGGTGTACCTGATGAATTTGTTCAAATAGATAACATTGTTTCTATTAGTGAAGAAGAATCAACATTTAAAAATACATTCTTAGACTACCCAGCAGAAATACAAGGTTTACTTTTAGGTTTAGCTAAAGTAATTTGTTTAGAAGAAGATCCTAAAAAAATATTCGCTAGATTAGGTATTACTAATGTACCTGAACTTGAAGCAAATCAAGAATATGAATTTAATTTATCAAGTGCTGGATTAACATTACGTATAGTAACATTAGATAATTTTAAAGAACTTGATAGAACTGAGGTTTGGAAATCTTCAAATTGGAGTATTGTTAAAAAATTATTTGACAATTATAATATAGATGGTGATTTTAAAACATTATTACAAGATTTAAAATCTAAATTAAAAAATGAACGTTCTAAAAATAGAATAAAAGGTATATTTAAATCAATGGTATCTATTAAAAGTGGAGAAGTTGATACACCTAAAGGTGATAATAAACAAGCAGCGCTAGACGCAGTTAGTAGTTTATTAGAAAATAAATTATTTAAAGGATTAGTTAGAGAATTAATCTTACCTTTAATTGAAGCGGATTCAAAGAAAACAGTAGCAATTTATCCAGGTGGTTTTAAACCACCTCATAAAGGTCATTTTAAAGCTGTTAAAATAGTATTAGAAAAATTTCCACAAATAAATAAATTTATTATTTATATTGGATCAGGAGCAAGAAACGGAATTACCTCACTTGAATCAAAAGATATTTGGGAAATCTATGAAAAATATTTACCTTCAAACATAGAAATACAATTAACTAGTTCACCAGTTAAAGCAACTTATAAGTATGCTGAGACTCATCCTGATGAACATATAATATGGGTTGAAGGAGTTCGCCCAAACAATAGTAAAGATTTAGCAGACATAGCGTCAAAAACAGGAGCTATAAGTGATTATAAAAATATTGAATTAGCTATTATTGATACTCAATTAGATGAAAGTGGAACAGACGCTCGTCAAGCATTAAAAAAAGGACAAGAAGCATTTTTGCCTTTTATTCCTGAAGAAGTAAAAGAAAAAACAAAAATATTTAATACTTTATCTAAAGTAGTTACAGAACTAGTAACAAACACAAAAGTTATTTGTGATAAATGTGGTTGGACCTGGAAAATAGCTGATGGAGGTAAAGATTTATATATATGTCATAACAAATTACCAGATGGTAGTATATGTGAACATGATAATAATCCTGATTTAAATGAGTCTTTAAATAAAACTAATAACTATAAAAAATATATTCCTGAATTAACTAAATATATGATTAATCAAGGAATGAATATTAAACCATTACCTATTGTTAAATTTATTAACAATGATAAAACCAACGCTGAAAATGTATTTGGTAAAACAGCATTTTACAATCCAGAAGAAAAATCAATTACTTTATTTACTATGAATAGACATCCTAAAGATGTTTTACGTTCATTTTCACATGAAATGGTACACCATATGCAAAATTTAGAAAATAGATTAAATAATATTAACACTACTAATACAAACGAGGACGGAGATTTACCTGAAATTGAAGAAGAAGCTTACAAATTAGGAAATATGATGTTACGTACCTATGAAGACAGTAAAAAAAATAAATAAAACAAAATAAAAAGATAATATGAAAAAATTAATTGACCTTTTAAGAGAAAATTTGGAAGAAAAAACAATGGAAGTAAAAGAAGTTATCACTAAAGACTACGATGTGGTTGATGAAGTAGGTAAATTCTTTGTTGTTATTAAACCAGACACTAAATCAACTAAAGAAAATATTTTATTTGATGCTGATGCATTCAAATTTGCTGATAAAATTAAAGGCGGATTAAAATTTGAAAATGTATTAGGTATGTTCAAAAATAAATCAGACGCTAGTAGAACAGCAACTGAAGCTTTAAAAGCTCGTGATACTCAAATTGACGACTTAAAATCATCAATGGATGAATTTAGAACATCTAAAAATGATATTGCTGAGAAAAAAGCTAGAGCTAAAGAATTAATTCAAAAATTACAACAGTAATATGGCTTACAAATATAAATTAAGAGAAGCAGAAGCAGAAGCTACACCTTCAAATCGTGAACAAGTAGATTACGATATCATACTTACTCCTAA